TCCCAATGGAGGAGATTGGAAGGATTTATCCTGTTATTTACCTTTGACACGCTTCACTTCAGCCCCTGCTCGTTTTATATTTAAAACAGAGGAAGGTGAGATAGTCAAGCAAAATGGTAAACCACCTCGAGTCAAAATGGTGTGTGGACCTGTTAGTTCCGCTGCTGGAGACTATTATGGCGCTGAATATGCATTGCCTTTTAAGTCTTTTCCGGGTTTGTGTATGGCACCACTTGTCACGGAGACACGGGGCCCCACCATTGGAGGGTTTCACTTGGCCGGCCGCAATGGTCGACCTTTTGGTGCTAGCGGTTTATTACTTAAAGGGCAGTTTGACGATGCGCTTAACGAATTGCGCGAATGTCCTGGAGTGGTTTTAGCCAAGAGTTCCGGAGTGATTCCAACTCAATTATATGGTGTTCAGTTTTACCAAGGTGATGACGTCCATCCTAAGAGTGCCGTTAACTTCCTAGAACATGGAAGTAACATTAAGTATTATGGACAAGTCACTGGTAGGGCTACCTACCATTCCGAGGTGGAAACTTCAGTTATATCCAAGGAAGTAGAGGAAGTCATGGGAGTTCCCCAAAAATGGGGACCTCCGAAGTTTAGGACTGGATATCCATTCCAAGCCTCCCTGGTATATTCTGCCAAGCCATCATGTGGGATCGAAGGATCATTATTGATAAGAGCCGCTGAAGATTACAAGCGCGACATCATTAAATGCATTCGTCGCTTTCCATCCCTCAAGAAGGACATACGCCCTCTTTCAGAGATGGAAACTGTGTGTGGTATAGATGGTAAGAGATTCATCGACAAGATGCCTCCTAATACATCCGTGGGTTTTCCATTATCTGGAGCCAAGTCAAAGTTTTTAACTTTACTTGACCCAGCCGATCACCCAACACACCAGTGTCCAGCCGAGTTGGATCCTATGTTTTGGAAGGAAGCTTATAGGATGGAGGAGCTCTATGTTCAAGGACAAAGAGCTTATCCCATTTTTAAAGCATGCCTGAAGGACGAACCAACCAAGCTCGACAAGGATAAGGTGCGGGTTTTTCAAGGAGCCCCTATGGCACTTCAATTACTGGTACGCAAGTATTTCTTGCCTGTAGCGCGAAGTCTTTCGATGATTCCTCTTGTATCCGAATGTGCTGTGGGTGTTAATTCATCAGGTCCCGAATGGGACCAGTTGGCTAAACACATGCGGAAGTTTGGATTGGATAGAATACTAGCCGGAGATTATAGCAAATATGATTTACGGATGTCAGCTCAACTCATGTTCGCTGCGTTCCGTATTTTAATTGATATTGCAAGATCCGAAGGCGAGTACTCTGAACGAGACATACTAGTAATGGAAGGTATTGCCACTGATATATGTTATCCTCTCATGGCATATAACGGTGATCTGATCCAACATTTTGGGTCTAATCCATCAGGCCAAAACTTGACTGTGTACATTAACTCTATCGTCAATTCTTTATTGATGAGGTGTGCTTTTTTCGAAATTGTACAGCCGAAGAGCAAGGTACGATTTCGTGATGCATGTTCCTTAATGACATACGGAGACGATGTTAAGAGTTCTGTGAAGAAAGGTTATGACCAGTTTAACCATATTTCTGTTGCGGAGTTTCTTAGTGCTCGTGATATGAAATTCACGATGCCTGACAAGGAGTCTACTCCAACGCCCTATATGGACGATGCGGATGCGGATTTCTTAAAAAGGAAGAACATTGAAAACCCTGAATTGGGGTTGACATTGGGAGGGTTGGATCCCGACTCCAATTTTAAGAGTCTACATGCTAATTTGCGTTCCAAGGCCGTCACTAAGGAACAACAGGCTATGCAGAACATAGATGGATTTTTACGCGAAGCATTTCCCTTTGGACGAGAATATTATGAAGATCGACGTGCAGAATTGCGTGTCGTGGCAGAGAAAAAAGATCTCTCCCACGGTTGTAACATGCTTGACGTGACGTATGACGAATGTATATCTCGTTTTAAGGAGAAATACGAATAGCGCCATTGCCGCTCCGTAGGTATCCAGAGTATAAACTAGATCCCGTTTTGCGAAACGTTAATACGCGCTCTGTATGGTGGTCCGGAGGTTAAACATTGATGGCCCAACTGACCTGGGAGGTCATAAAACTCATCCCTCTGCCCGTGTGTTCCCATGGGCATATGCTAAAGAGAACTTTACAATACTGGATACCGGTATGATAATGGAAAGCTGAATTCCATTAGCATGCTAGGCTTTATTGTGCGACGACGAGATCCTCGTATCTCACCCCTATTTAGGGGGGCTG